ATCTCATCAGCCTTGCGCTGGACGTATTGCATCATCTGGTCAGGACCCATCTGCTGTTGGGGTGCCGCCTGCTGTTGGGTCGCGACCGGGCCGAATGCCGTCGGGTTTACTGGGACCATGGCCAAAAGCTCTGGCGGAATGTTAGCCATCTGACTGCGCCTCAATTTGAGCCTTCACCAAGACCTTCTCGCGCTCAAGAGCCAACTCGGCTTCCAGCTTGCGAACCTTGGCCTCGAGGTCGGCTTTGGTCTTGGCTTCGTTGATCTGCATCGCCGACTGCGCCTTGGCTTGGCTGATCTGAATGTCGGACTGCGCCTTCTGTTCCTTGCCCTGAATGTCAGCGTTCGTCCTTGCCGTGAGGGCCTGTGCCTCAAGTTGCGCGAGCTGTTGGGCATACTCGAGTGGCCCTTGCTGCTGGCCTTGCTGCTGAGGCTGGAGTGCGCGGATCGCTTCCATCTGGGGAGACTGCTGGACAACCTGCGCGGCGCGCTGGCTAATCAGCATGTCGAGGTTCGGGTCGATGTCCTCAAACTTAAAGTTGCCGTCACGAACATCCGGCAAATCTGGTAGCGGAACGCCGATGCTGGCTTGCATTCGCGTGCGATAAAGAAGCGCGATGTGCTCCGCAACGTGAGCGACAAGTACTGGCTGCAATGTTGCGGCTCCGGGATTGCCAGCAAGAGAGGGATCAGACAGGAACTGAACGTGGACGGCGATGTGAGAATCGTGGTCCTGCTCCGGGAACGCCCTGATCGGCTTGCCGTAGAGGACACTCATGTTCTCATCGATCGGGTCGATGCGAGCAGCCTCTGCTGGCTCCTTCAAAATCTCGTCAATGTTCTGAATGCGGATCGCCTCGTACATCCGCTTGTAGGCTTCGTACATGTCGTGAAGCTCTGGGGCGGACCGCGCCATCTCGAGGATGGCCTGCGCCTGGGCGATGCGCTGGGCAGTTGAGAAGATGTTGGGGTCGCTGACCGGGACGACATCGATGCGCTCGTCAAAGTCAGCGGCGTAAATTTTGTTGCTCGATCCTGCAATCGCAAAATCAAAACTCTCTGGGAGGTTCTCCGCGTTCAGCTGGGCAAGCAGCCTGAACTCTTGTCCTTGCGAATTGTGGAGCCTCTTGTGTATCGCAGAGAATGACTTGCTGCCTTGCTCAATCAGGGCAATCGTCGAGCCGACAGGGGCGTTGGGATTTACGTCGCCGACATTCAAGTCTGCCGTGCTGGCGAACCGCTGGCCAATGTCAACGACATATCCGAGCAGCTGGAAAAGAACCGCCGATGGCTCCTTAAACGGCAACGGCATGATCGCCTTCTTGACATCGTCGACTGTCGCCTCAAGGTCAACGAACTCACCGGGGCTTACATCGATCTCGCCGCCGCTGACACGGCCCTTGAGCTTGAAGCCGCCCTGCATGTTGGAGAATGCAGCCGAATCAAGGAGGGCGCGCAAAGATCCGGTCGCAGCTTTTCCGAGACCGCCGATGATGTGGTAGAGGCCGAAGCCGTAGAAGCCCAGGCCGGGCAGGAACTTGTAGCTGACAAACCAGTCCCGGCGAGCCTTCTTCTCGTCCTCTGATCGCCAGTTCCGGCGGACGCTTACGACCTTGTCGGTGTCGTAGTCGATCGTGACAACGTAAGGCAGGACATCATCGTCCTCGACATCTTCGTAGACGTGCATCTCAAGCAACGTGACAATGTCGTCTTCTGCGTCATCGCCCTGAGTGTCTACGCCCTCGATCTCGCCGATCGTATCGCCAGACGGGTCGCCGCCGTCACCTGTGAATTTGACCGGGAGATACCAACCGGCATCGACGTAACGGTCATACTCATTCTTCGGCATTCGGATCAGTTGAGTGTACCGGGGCGATGTCTGGAGATCCTTGCTCTCAGGCGCGACAATAAAGTCTTCTGCCTTCACGAACTGCGAGCACTGCCTGTCAAGGTTTACGTCCCACCAGACTTTCTTAAAAGTTTGGCCAACCAGGGGCAGGTGGAACAGCATCTGATCCAGATCGGGAAAATACTCGGGCATCTCCTGTGTGATCTGGTAGTTCATGAATTCACGGACACGGCGAGCTTGGTCTTCAGTCTCTTCGTCCGGCTGACCGATGATCGTAGTCTTTACCGGGCCACCGGCGGGATAAAGCTCGGCGATCGCCCGTGCGTTGAACTGCGTGGCAGCCTCGGCGATGAGCGGGTGGACGACGACACTCAGGCCACGAGTTGCGCGGTTGTCATCTCCCTCCTGCATTCCACCTTCAGGATCTAGGGTCTTTAGGCCGTCCTTGTAACGCTGCTCCCACTGGGAACGAGCCGAGCGATCGGACTCGTAGTATGAGACGAGCCGAGCGGCTAAAGATGAAAGCTGGGTGTCTGGAAGTTCTTCAGCGAGATTAGAGTCGAACTCTGTGTCAATCTCTGGGACAAGATCAAGATCGGGATCGCCAATCAAGACTTCGTCATTTTCTAATTGTTCAATCTGCAAGTCATCAGTGGGAGTGCCCTCGGCAAACGGCGCAGGGTCAGTCACTGATGGGAAGTCGCCGGTATTGAGGGTCTGTGGCTGTCTAGCCATACAAGCTCATCCTTGTAACTGGTTCTTCGTCATCATCTTCGTAGTCTTTCGAATGCGTGACAAACCAACCCTTGCGAAGCCGCAACCAAGCCTGCGTGCATGTGTCAACGATGTCATCATTGTCACCAGCCGGGAATGCGGCACAGATATCTATTAAATTCTTACTCCAATTCTTTCCAGAGGGGAACCATATTCTTCCGTCCTCAAGTATCGCACTGCTGGCGTGAGCGCGAGCCTCCTTGTCTCGATCTGGGGAGTATTCCAGCACCGGGACGCCAGCCATGCGCAGATCTTGGATCAGGCTCTGGCCCGACGCCTTCTTCTCTATGAGGACCGCGTCCGGCTCAAACTCATGGTAAGACTCCTGGGCAATCTTGCGAAGCTCCGGGTAGGACACCCGGTCGTACCACATGTCAAGTACGATCGCGTTGACTTGGCCGTTCCTACGAAAGACACCCCATGTGGTGCGAGCAGAGTAAGACGACTTCTCTTTTGTGCTGAATGCCGTGTCCCAAGACTGAATGACATACTCGATGTCTGGCAGTGTTTCCTTCTCCCAGGGCACCCACCACTCGGCCTTCAAGATCCCGCCGCCCCTGGGCATTGGCCTCTGCTGTAGCTGTCCGGCTGCGGCGTAAGAGCCTAGTGACTTCTCAAGATTGTTTAGAGTTGGCTCGTCAATCCGGTCTGGCCACAGAAGCTCGCCGTCTTCTGTCCTCGGGTCTGTGAAGCCTAGAGAGGAGGTGGTCATAGTCGGGTGGCCAACCTCGTACCTCGCCGGGAGGCACAGGTGATCCCACTGCTCAAAGTGGTTCTCGATTATGTGTCCGGTCAGATCATTCTCGTGAACCCGCTGCATGATGATGATGAATGCGCCGGTCTTCGGGTCATTGAGGCGAGACTGCATGGCTTGGTCCCACCACTCGAGGACGCCCTCCCGGACTGTGCTGGACTCTGCCTCTCGGACGTTGTGCGGGTCATCAATGACAATTATGTCGCCGCCTTCACCAGTCAGCGCGCCGTCAACTGATGTCGCGATACGTTGGCCGGTCTTGTCATTCTCGAACCGCTGCTTCTGGTTCTGGTCGCCAGTCAGGACAAAGCCCTCGCCGAAGTGCTCACGATACCAGGGGCTGGAGATCAGGCGGCGACACTTGACCGAGTCACGAATGGACAGGGACGAGGCGTAAGAGGCAAAGAGAAATCGTTTCTCTGGCTGGATGGTCCAGGTCCACGCAGGCAGGGCAACCGCCACCGAAAGAGACTTCATGTGGCGTGGCGGGATGTTGATGATCAGTCGGCGGATGTCGCCCTCTACAACAGCCTGAAGATGTTCGGAGATGGCATCGATGTGCCAGTTGTCGTGGAAGGGTCGGCCCGGCTCAATCGTCTCCCAGCAGCTCTTGGTAAACTCCTTCAAAGACCTCTTCATCTTCTCCGCTCTCACTTGCGTCAATGACAGCGTGCTCAAGTACTCGTTCAATTGTTGTGAGATCATCGTCATTCAGTTTGCTGATATCCAGCACCTTTCTCTCTTCAATTTGGGCTTTGATCTCGACCGCCTTGAGATCCGGGATGCACTTGCCCAGCAGGGTCTTCGCCGCCATGACACGCAGCTCTGGGTCTGCGGAGATGTTGCCAGCCGCCGACGCCAAGCCGTCCGCATCTTTTGTGTAGACCGGGAAGATCTCCTTGCCAGCCATTACAGCTGCGAGGAACCCGACAGGGTCAGCCTGACCCATGATCCAGTTGATCGTGGCCGGGTGGTTCCACTTGTAATTATTTTTGCGTGCTGGCTTCTTTGTCTTGAGTGGCTCGACAGATTTGAACCGGCCATCCCATCCCTCCGGCTCATCTTTCAAGCGAGACATGGCGTCAGGATTGATCGGTGGCCCCGGCTTCACTGGCCTCTTGACGACGACGCCATGGTCAACCTTCACCGGGTGTTTCCTGGGGCGACCTCTTTTGGGGGTCTGATTTTGATTTTCCAATTGTTTTGACCTGTTTTCAGGGGTCGGCTGAAAAATAACCATGCCCCTTTGCGAGGCAAAAAGAAACCCCGACGAGCCGGGAGGCTGCTGCCGGGGCCACAGCTGATTGGATCAGCTGCTAACACTCGGGAGGTTAAGGGCCTGGAGTGCTGAGTTAGTTTAGGCTGAGATTTTATTTTCTCAAAACTTTCTGCTCAATATGTCCCTGCTGGCATCTTGAACCCCGGCAAGACATACCGGATCAGCGGCTCGACAGGCCGGGGAGGCTTTTCCCTGGGTATCACCCGTGGCTCCTCGACTTTTTCAGGTTCCTTTGGAGGCTCTTGGGTTGACAGAATATTCGCTCTGCGAAATAGCTCCGCCTCCAAGATCCGGACGTACTGAAGCTCGGGGCAGAGAAAAAGCAGAATGCAAATGGATAAGGTCAGTTAAAAATAGTCTCGACTTTTCGTGGAAATACCGAGAGTAAAAACTACCCCCGGAATTTATCAATAATAACGGGAAGGCTCAAGACCCCAGTCTCTTTGCTGCACGCAGCATCAGTATGCGCTCTTGACATTCGTTAATATCCCCAACAATATGGGACTATTCCGCATTAGCGGCAGACCATCGGGAGAGCGAATGTGTTCCAAACAGAACAGCGTAATGACGAACCTATCCAATATACGGGGGCGACCCACACGGCGTGGTCGCTATCCGCACTAATTAGAAATTGCGAGAGCGCACGAGACGCGGCTCACGACCCACGGTTCAGTGACATCTGGGAGGCCCACGCGGCAGCCCTCCGCGTCAAACGCAAGAGGCTGTCCTCGTGAGGCCCGCACCGGACTACACCGTCGCCGACGAACGTCGCGACATGGCCGAGGACCTGGACCACCTCATCAAAGTACGCGACATGGCCGAGGACTTGATGCGCGAGTTGAGCCACCCCATGCAAACGATCATGGGGTACAAGGCGACCAGCGCCTGCAAAATCCTCCACGGCGAGGCGCTCGACGTCATGCTGGTTGACGAACTAAACCCCACAATCCGCGCGTTGGAAAACTGAGCATGGCACTTGGACCAAAGAAGGCTTGGACCTTGGAAGAGGTTGTCGCTATCCAAGCCGCAAAGAAGACCATGACGGTTACCGAACTCATGGCGGCATACGACCTGAGGCGAGCCCAGGTTTGCTACGCACTCTACTATTACCCAATGCCTGACAAGGAGATGAAATGAACAGTCCCCTATCGATTGCAGTTAGTGCCGTTCTTTGCGGAAAGGGCTACACGGCCCGCGAAGCAAATTACGGCGTCAACTTCTTCAAAACAAATTCCGTAGCAATTACGAAGTCGAGCGTCATAGACTTTGCGGATCACGCGGAAATAATGATCGACCTCCTGCGCGACGGAGGTCGTGTCGGCACGACGGCGTACGAGGGCCTGGCTTACTTCTGGGCTTACAAGTACAGGTTCTGGATGCGTGGAGACGCCCACTGCAATGGCTACAAAGGCAAAAGCATCAAGAGAGCGCGCCGCGAAGTTCACGCCACGATGCTGGCCGAGCACCTCCCGCTTGACGGCGAAACGAGCCGCCACGACGAGATCGTCAATGGCGTATTTGGAATGTCCGAATACAAACAGGAGGGCAATTGACGTGGTAGTGAATGTATTCAGGCAAGCGTTTGCATATTTTGCGTTGGTCGGCAGCCTCTATCTCATGGCCTTGGTGCTGTGGGCGACGGTGGGGTCATAATGCAAACCTTCTTACCTTACCCAAGCATGGGAAAATCTGTCCGCAGCCTCGACTACCGGAGGCTCGGCAAGCAGCGCGTCGAGGCGTTCCAAATTCTCAATGCCCTGGCGGGCAAGTCCAAAGGCTGGACCAACCACCCCGCAACGCGGATGTGGCGGGGATATGAAGCAGCCCTGGGATGGTACAAAGACTTGTGCATCGAGGAGTGGATCCGCCGGGGCTACAAAAATACGATGCAAACAGAATCGTACGTCGGGGCTATCGTGATGCCGGAGTGGCTGGGCCGCGAGGACATCCACGCCAGCCACCGCTCTAACCTCCTGAGAAAAGACCCCGACTTCTACGGTGTGCTGGGATGGGACGAACCCCACGATCTGGAGTACGTCTGGCCCGTCCCGTGAAGTTAGCCGCCGCATTGTTGCTCGGTGGCCTGTTGGCGCCTATGGCGGCAGAGGCAAACGAGCGGCAATGCCTGGCGGAGGCCATCTACTTCGAGGCGCGGAACCAAAGTCTCAAGGGCCGCATCGCCGTGGCCGTCGTCATACAAAACAGGGTCAAGGACGCGCGCTATCCACGAACGGTGTGCGGTGTCGTCCGACAAGCGAAGAGGCGGGGCGGCAAGATAATACCGGGGGCATGTCAATTCTCCTTCTACTGCGACGGTAAGTCAGAGCGGCCGATGCCGGGGAAAATTGAACGCGAAGCATGGAACGCGGCCCAAGGTCTGGCGGAACTGCTTCTGGAAAGCCGCGTCGAACTGGTGGGCATAGGGGGC